GGCTGCCTTCGATGTCTCTGCTTCAACTAAAAATTGGGAAAATCCTTTCATACTAATATTCCTATGTACTTATTTAGCGATTTAGAATGATGAGATATCACTTGCTTTAAAGTGTGGGGATGAACTTTTAGCTCTTGAACCTGCATAAAGTATCATGTTAGTAACCATTTCATCTGCTTGTTTTTTATTTTTTTCAAATATTTCAATCATAGATCCACCAAGGTATTTTCCAAAAATAAATTGTGCTCTTGCTCTTTCAACCAGACTTCTACTATTCCTATTACCTTCTAATGTAAAATTTTTGTTGTTATATAATTCAGTAAATAAATCTAACTCACTATCAAATTTTTGTTTTGTATATTCATTGACAAATTTAAATATTTTTCTGCAAATTTTATTGTTTATCGCCTTTTCAATATTTTCATCCATTTCTTTTGATATCTTTACTGCTTCTTCAATCACTGCTTTTTGATTTTGTAATTGAAATATAACTTTTGCATCATTACTTATTTGCCCCAATACATCTCCAATTGATTGTCCAGCTAAACCACCATCTAAAGCCTTTGTCCCTCCAGTAATTATACCTTGATAGGAATATACTGGTGCTCTGCTTGATGAATATCCTGAACTACCTTTATCTCTGAATTGTAAAAGTATTCTTGATCTATTAGTAAATTGAATATAAACATCCTTTGAATTAAAAACATCATCAGTCTTACTAAAAACATAACCATGATAACCTATATCCTGTTTCTTTAAAGCCTTTTGAACATCATTTTCTACATAATTAATTGTTTTTATAACTGTGCTTTCACCATCTGGTGATTTTTTTAAAGACAATGGAAGTAAATCACCATCATCCATCATTTGTTTTATAAAAAGATTTAATATAGAGAAATCAACAAAATTATCAATTGAAGTTATTTTAAATTTACCTGCCTTAAAATTTATTTTTTTTCCTGTTGCAGCATCTCTTAACAATCTTTGTGCTTTTGTTGATGCCAAATATATATCTGCTGGACTCCACTTATTAATATTATTAAAAACTAATGAATTCTTTCCTTCTAATAGATTTGCTTTTTTAGTTTGTTCATTTGTATGTTTCCAAAGTTTATCTATACTTCCAAAAACATTTTTATCTCCTCTAACATAAAACAAATCTATTCCTTTTGGTTTAATTTTATTATGAGTTTTTCTAGATAATTTTTTTGTATCCTCTAATAATTTGTTTGCAATATTAACTGATGATTTAAACCAGTCATTATCTTTATTCAATAAAGCCTCTACAGAAGTAAAAGAGACACCCGGTGTAACAACTTTTCTCGATACTTTTCTTATTTCGTTTTTAAATCTTTGTTGAAATACCGTATAATTTGGAATGTTTGTAGGAAGAGGAGTTCCCCGTAAATCAACAACTGCACTAAAAAGTGCTTGAGCTGCCTCTGCTTGTTTAGGGGAGTCTGCCATTACCTGTTTAAGAAATAATGATTAATAACTTCTATCTTTTCATGAGCCTGTGCAATCGCAGTAATCTCTGTCTCTATCGCTGCCATAACATCAGAATGCTCACCAATCCCTACAGGTTGATTAAGATAAATTTCAACATTCTGTTGGTGTTTAGCAATCAAACCATTGTAGTATGTAATTTGATTCTTTAGAATGTCTTCACGTAGATTAACCATAGTTAGTTGTAATTTATGTATCTATTATACTTCAAGTTTACTTGTTTGTAAACTACATTCCCTGACTTGCCATGAACTTTTTAAATGCAGGAGAGTTGATACCTGTCTTGGGATCTGCCATCCTTTCTGCTCTTGATCTCTTTCTATCAGGATCTTTATTATACTCTGGGTCTTTCTCAGGATTTCTTTGATATCCTTCATCAAACTCTACCCAAATAAACTTAGTGATTTCTTCTTCAGTAAAGACACCAGAGTTAATGAGTTCCTCTCCCATTGCTCCTGCATAACTAGGACTCATCTTAATTTTTCTTTTCATGTTAGCAGCGTTCTTCTCACCTTCGTCTTTAGGTAAAAGTTTATCTCTACCTTTCATTCTATCTTTCGCAGCCATCATTCTCATTGTTGTGTCTGCACCGATCACCTTTTCAAGGTAAGTGTTGACGTAATTGTATTCTGTTTCCTCTTTCTTTTCTTTCGCTGCCTTCTTCATAGGTTCTTTCTTGTCACCATCTTTATCTAAGTCAAGGAAGTCTGGTTTTGAACCCTTAGATGATTTTCCATTGTCATCACCATTTTCTTCTTTCTCTTTTTTACCACCTTTCTTCTTATCGATATATGCTTGAAGACCTGCTGGCATCTTACCTTCGTCTAATCTTGCCAATTCTGCTAGAGTTTCATCTAGTTGTGCAATGAGTTCTTGCTCATAGGCTTCTTTAAGATGATCTGCCATCTCATAAAGCATTTCGCCTGTTGACTCATTTACTCTATATCTATTTTGCCATGCGGGTGTATTTCCAACCTTGTCTGCGTTAGTGAGTAAATATTTTTCGTCGTTCATGGAAGCATATGCAGCTGCCAATCCGGTCATATCATTATTGAACAATCCCATTGGGGAAACCTATTGAAATTTATCAATAGTATTTATAGATCTCCATCCTTCCGATTTTCAGATTGATGCACATTAAACTCACCACCGGGATATCTTTTCTTTAACTTATCGACATTCATTTCAATTACCTCATCAAATGTAGTATCAAGTGCCATGCAAGCTTGTGCAAGATACCAACAGATATCACCAAGTTCTCTCTTCATATGAAAGACATTATCTTCATTATATGGTTTGCCTTGTAGTATTATCTTCTTTACAATCTCAGTAAACTCACCTGACTCTGCAGTCAGTCCTAATGCAGCAGTCAATAACTGTGATAGGTTACAATCATCTTCTAACTCTAGTTTGTTCATACGAGTCAGAAGTGCTGCATAATCTAAACTCTCTGCGCTTGTTACGTCATGCACAAAGTCAAGGTATTTTTCAGTGTCTACAGTCATTAGAATTTAAAGTCGCCGAATGATTTTTTGAATTTTGATTTGTCTTCATCATACTCTGTTTCAGAAGTATTGTCAACAATATCTTCTTGTGCTTTTTGTTCACAATCATATAGTCTCATCTTTGCACGATCAATACCGACAACAAAACGTTTATGTATTGTTGGATCATTGTATCTATTCTTTAATTGCTTGACTAATATCTGATTTAAACTCTCAAGTTCTTCCGTAGATATAAGAGCAAACATAAGATCAGCAGTGGCAGGGAGACCGAAGGACTCAGATGTGTCAGTAAGATCAACATCACTACTAGCAAAGCCAGAGCGAGTCGTCTGAGTAGCGGAGACGATAGGTAAATTAGCCTCAACTGCAAGCCCACGGAGTTCTTCCGCAATCGCTTTAATATACGAGTAACTATTGACATTTGACCCTGCCTTGTAACGTGAAGACGCACATATATTTAAGTAATCTATGAATATTATATCAGGTCTGAATGATTTTTTCAATGCTAATTCATTAAGTAATCCCTTGAAGTGTCCTGAGTGTGCTGCTGCTGTTGGATATTCTTTGATAATTAATGATCCTTGTGTTTTCTTTGATATATCTGTGACTTTACTTTCAAACATTGTCTTTGGAAGATCCGTAATGTCTTGAATATTAATGTTTAAAAGATTCGCATCAATCCTCTCCGCAATCTTTTCTTCAGCCATCTCCATCGTAATATACAGAACGTTTTTACCTTGGAGTAAAACAGAAGAGGCAAAATGACACATAAACAAAGACTTACCCACACCAGTGCCAGCAAGCGCGATGTTAAGAGTTTTATTGGGGAGACCTCCTTTTGTGACTTTATCGAAGAACTCCAAGTCGAATGGTATCTTATCTTCTTTTCTGTGGTAAGATTCATATCTTTCTTCATAATCAGTTAAGTAATCGTGTCCTACATGATTATCGAAAGACACAGCCAAAGCATCAGACAAAATAGAAGGAATAGCATCCCTTCCTTTAGAGTCATCTTTTCCATCTGCGAGACTAATTGATTCTATCAGTGCCAAATATATAGCACGATCTCGACACCACTTCTCTGTTGTGTTTAATGTCCACTCAAGATCTACTGGACTATCATGTAACTCACCAATGAAATCAGTGATGTCTTTAAACATTGAGTCTGTAATATCTTTTCTCTTTTCAATCTCAATACAAAGAATCTCTTTCGTTGTTAGTTCATTGTATTGTTCTACAAAACTAGCAATCTCCTGATAAACAATCTTTTGTTTCTCATCTTCAAAGTATTCTGATTTTAAAAAGGGTATGACTTTACGGAGGTATTCTTCATTATATAAAAGATTTCTTAGAATAAGAAATTCAACTTTCTCCATAACTGAACTCCCTCTTTGCTATTTCATCAAGAGCTTGCATTACATACTGATCGAAGTAAGTTTCTGGTTCTGCATAGATTTGTTTTGCATAAATTTTCTTTCCATTAATTTCATATCTACCGGCAACATTCTTCCATAGACCACCAAGTTCTCCTAATTCTAGAAGACCATAATACTTATCAAGTCCACGTTCATCATAGTATAAACGTATCTCAACAGTTTTGTTCTCTTTACTTATACGTGATTTGTGAGTCTTTGCCTTGACAATATTTCCAATGACATCCTTTCCATCCTTCTCTTTCTTCTTTGAGAGATAGATGATTGTACTTGCTGCATACTTGAGGCCTGAACCTCCTCCCATTTCTTTTGTAGGGACATAAGAACCAATGACATCATAAGTGTGGTTTGTAACAATGAGTGGAATTTTTGCTTGACCAAGTTTAAGTGTGAGCATACGGAATGCACCTTTGACAAGTTGAGATTTAGTCATGTCTCGAACCATCTTGTCATTCAGTGTATCATTAATCTCTTTCTCTGTCGATAGCATACCAAGAGAGTCTAACACAAACATACATGGTTTGCGTTCGTCTTCTGATTTCTTCAAATATATGTCAACTGCTTTTAATGCTTTACCACGAAACTCTTCGATGGTTACAACATTTACAACAACCAACCGTGTCGTATCAATTCCACGAGACTCCAGTAATCCTTTATTGACTGCTGCTTCAGTATCAAAATAGAGGCAGTACCCATCAGGGTTAGTATCCAAAAAGTTTTTGACAACAGCAAGGGAAAAAAAAGTCTTTCCAGTGCTGCTCTCACCAGCAATTGCAGTAATTTTATTATTAGATACCCCGCCAAATATACTGCCTGATATAAGCCCGTTAAAAATGTACGAACCTGTATCAATAAATGTTTCAGTTTCATCGATATCTGATGCGAGTTGGGTGAAGTCATCTCCGATCTCTTTTACTATTTCTTTTAAAAAATCCATAATTATTTTTGAAACTTATGATAAACTTCTACATAAGATTCGCATTTGGGGCATGTTAAGTTTGTAACCATATCATACTCCATACTTTCGTCTTCGTCAATGTCATGATCACCGCCCCAAATTAATTCAGTTCCACAATGCCAACAATTCATATGCCTAATAATTTTTTTTGTCTTTCAAAGTATCCATGTAGAATCCATGAACTGCTGTTCATTTTATCTTCACCACCGATACCCCATTCAAACTTAACTCTATCATTCTTTTTAAATCTGTCAAGTTCTGGTGTGTTACCTTTACCTCTGTCACCCCCATTACAAAAAACAACTTCATCTGCAATCTCTAAACATTTATCTATCGCACCACAGGCTGATCCCTGATCATCATCAGGAACAGTAATAACAGCATCGACCATTCTTAAATGACGAATGATCTCTGCTCTTTCTTTCCATGATTGAAAGTATTGACCTTTTTTACGAGTCAACCATTCTTCCGTATTAATTCCAACAACAAGAAAATCTGAAAAATCTTTTGCTCTTGAAAAGTATGATATATGACCACTATGGATGGGATCAAAACCACCCGTTACAAGACTCACTTTTTTATAAAACATTAGATTACCATACCATGAGATTCACGAAGTATTTTCTTATATGGGCCACCGGGATTTTCATCGATAGTCTCTTTGACCAATTTAAGTTTTTGATACAACGCAGTATCGCCACCCAAGTGCAGTGCACTTACTATGGTGCCAAGTTCTTTGTTGTTGATAGGTAGATCCATTAGGAAAAGAAAAGTTCTAAGTTTGCAGTTTTTTCAACATTCCATTCAATCGCATCTAAGATAATCTTAAGTGGTTCAAGGAATGATTTATCGAATTGTAGGTCGTAATCAATATACTGATTGAGACCAATTTCATGAGGGAAATCTTGTATAAATGATATAATATTCTCATGAATAATATTTGGTTTTTTCAAGTAACAGAATTTAATTTTTTCACCATTCTGAATGAGTGAATACTTATTATCTAACTTATGCTTCTTTACATAATGATTAAACAGTAATGCACCCCGTATATGTATAGGAGTTCCTTTTGAATAGATCGTAGAATGTGCTCGATACTTTACAACATCAGATGCTGTGCGAGGAAATGATATCTCTTCTGGTGGTAGTGTTTTAAATTCTTTTCTACATGACTCAATGTAATCTATCATTTCATCTTCTGTACCATTCATCATAATCTTCAATGCATTCTTAATCATTGTACGGCAAGGTGCGGGTGTTGATGACTTGACTGCTTCAATACCCATCATCTTAAGTTTAGGCTCTTCATATCTAACACCTTCACTATCCCATACGTTTAGAATATATCTTTTCTTTGCTGTCCATATGCCACGATCTGCAATGTTCTCTCTCTTCATGAACATCTTTTGATCATAAGCATTTACGTATTTGGCCAACGCTTCATAAGAACTGTCAATATATTTTTCGAGTTCCATCTCACACACCTTATCAAGGAACGAAACGATGCTCGAAGCATTCTTTTCTCTGCCCTCGTATACCCTATTGACAAGATCACCCAAGTTGAGATAGATACTGTCAGTATCACTAGCAATAACATAGTCTTCACCCTCCGTTTTAAGTATTTTGTTTAGATAGTCATTCATATGATTCTCTATCCAACGAATAGAGACCTGACCAGATAGTGTAATTGCTTCCGCATTTGCTAATTTATAATAACGAAAGTATTGATTACCAATCGCACCATAGGCAGAGTTGAGAGAAATCTTCTTTGCCATCTGGATATTGTTGCAACGGGCGATTTCTTTTTCGAGTGCTTTGCTTGGTGTCTTTTCATAGGCTTTCTTTGCCTCGATCATTTTCTTTTTAAAGACCACACGATCTCCATACATCTTGTCCATAAGTTCTGGTAGGAATCCACGAACATCTTTACGATATTGTGCACCATTAGCACAAGTCGCATAATCATTACTAATATCCACCTCCTTATTAAGTATCCTATCAACATTTACTGTTGGATGTCTCTCCTCAATGAGTGTCTCCGGAGAGATGTTGTATTGCATAATCAGGTGAGGATATAGAGAGTTAAGGTCAAAATTAACTACCCAATCATACTTTCCCGGAATCGGTTCTTTAACATATGCACCTGCATACTTTTCATTCTTTGCTGATCGATTCTTTGGGGGAATTACAATGTTACGTTTCTTGAGATAATTGTAGATAATAGTATCCCACATTCTTACCTGATAAAACACATCATTGTAATTGACCTTGGCATCATAGGCCATCGTCAATGCCAACTCAATCAGTTTCATCTTATCTTCTAGACGGTCAACAAGTTCAACGTCAATGATGTTGTATTCAATAAACTTCTGCCATCCTTTTGTATAGAATTCTTTGAATGTATCATACTCACTGTGATCTAATTTCTGTTGTCCAAGTTCTACTTTGGCAATGTAATCTAATCGATATGATTCTTGTGCCTTGTATGTAAACTTCTTGTATAGATCTAAGTAATCAAGTTGAGTCACACCACCAACATCAAACGTGGTATGACTTCTTCCCATAAGATGAATCTCACCTTCAGATACAAGACCCCATGGTGACATACGTTTCATTGTTTTCTCACCAAGCACACGACTAATACGTTTGCAAATGTATGGTATATCGTATAGTTGAATGTTCCATCCAGTAATCACATCAGGAACATCTTGCATCCAATGATTAATAAAGGTGCGAAGTAAATTCTCTTCAGTATTACAGCAATGATATGTCACATTCTTTTGTGTATTATTAAATGGTTTAACACCCCATGTAATAATTTCTTTTGTTGTATAATCCTGTATTGTAATCGCAAGTATTTCCTCCACACATGATTCAACATCAGGGAAGCCTCTTTCAGAGGATACCTCAATATCAAGAGTAACTAATTTAACTTTACTAATATCAAACTTGATCTCATCTTCTGGATATTTTTCTGATATGTATTGGTAGATATAACGATCATTTCCATATATTTCAAATCCTTCTACTTC